GGTCGTCTAGCGTTTAAAGAGGAAGCTGCTGGGAAACTTCGGGTCTTTGCTATGGTTGATGTAATAACTCAATCACTGTTAGAACCCCTTCATAAGAAGTTATTTGATTTTTTCAGATTACTTCCTAATGATGGTACTCATGACCAAGAATTGGCTTTTTCAAAAGCTCAATTATTGGCTGATAAGTATGGAGTTTCTTTTGGATTTGATCTGACAGCTGCAACCGATAGGTTGCCTTTGTCATCCCAAATCTCAGTATTGAATGGATTATTTGGATCTAACCTAGGGGATACATGAGCTAAGATTTTGGTTAATAGAGATTACTTAGTACCAGAGAATGAGTATAAAATCACTCCTGGTCCTATACGTTATTCTGTGGGTCAACCTATGGGGGCTTTATCGTCCTGAGCAATGTTAAACTTGGTCCATCATCTGATGGTCCAATATTGCTGAAAGACGTTAAATCCTACCTATAAAGGTTGGTATGCAGATTATGTAGTGTTAGGTGATGATATAGTTATTTTCGATAAATTGGTTGCTGATAAGTATTTACAGTTATGTAAAGATTTAGGAGTAACTATTAACGAGAATAAGAGTATTATTTCTAACTTACCTGTAGTAGAGTTCGCTAAACGGACTTCCTATAAGGGTTTTGATGTATCGGCTTTAAGCTTCAAGGAATTTATTACTAATAATTTCTTTGGGCGTCTGTCGATAGCAACAAAACTTGTAAGGAGGTCTTATGGGAAGAATAATAAAAAATTATTTATTCTTTCCCAAATAGATAACAAGACTAACAGGAAGATGGATTTAACTCATGCTATAATCGGTTACATGACACAGTTGGTCTCTTTAAACCAAATGAAATGGTCAGATTTAGTCGCTTTATTCAATTTTTTAGGTGCTCCGGATGCATACTTCGGTAAAAAGACTGATTCTGTGAATCACGAAGCTTTAATGTCTATCTTTGATAGTCTATTAAAGAAATCAGATTGATCTATTACAGATCTTGTTGATAAACGTGGTTTACATTTTGCTGACAAAAAACTACAAGCATATAAGCTTTCAGTTATGAGTCGGTGTCAATCTCTATACATGGAAGTAAAGCATTCTAAGTACATAGATAATTGCTTAAAAAAAGCTATTATGACTATTTTACCAGTTAATGATGCGGGCGATGAACTATTATATCCATTGGAAGAATATGAGAAAACTCGATATTATCGATTATTAACTTATTTCCTACCAGTTGATAGAATAGGGCTCGATTCCTTTGAGGCCCGTGGAGGGATTTTGGATTCTTGAGAAAAACTAATGTTCCGAGATAATTTTAAGTTGATCACGTTGGAGTCACTGTTGAAGCTCCATCTTGATCTCTTGAGTTATCAAAGAGACATTAATTTTTTTATAGAACCTAAAGATCTCCGGGAAAAGCCTATTGACAATCCCTTAAAGATTTTGGATTTCATTGATGAGACCGAGAAAAAGGATTCCAAAGCCTCGTTTATGAACATGAAAGTTCAAAGACAGGATATGGCTCCTTTTGCTTGGATCAATAATGAACCGCAAGTTATCGATACTAGGGATCATGATACTCTTGTAAAAGAGATCTTGGATGAAGGGGTAAACCGTTTCGTTGAAGCTACAAGAAAACCGGATAGACCAGTATTTACTAGTAAAACACTATTACATACTTATCTACCGATACATTCTTGTAACGATAATTTTGAGACGGATTTAGATTTTAAAAATTCATTTGAAGAATTTGAGTCTAAAATGGATAAACACCATGAAGATTCGAAAACTACCAAAGATTTAAATAAAAATCTTACTCCTTATGAACAAGATTTGGTCTCTAACATCCGTACAGTCTTTGAAAATAATCCGTCTACCACTCCTCCCTTGAAAGTTAATATCCTTAACAAGATACAACCGTCTAAGAGAGACTTGGTGGCTGAGTTACAAGCATTGATTGATTCGGGTGAGTACTTTAAGGAGCCGATCATTGAAAAAGATGACGATGAAGATCTTAGGATTGAAGAATCCAACATCCTTATGGAGATATCTTTTGTCGAGCGAAGGTTAGAATTTGAGAGAATTAAGTTTAGGTCATTAAATCCATCAAAAGATTTATTTCCTAAAAATTTCTTTGATCAAAACTACCCTTATGTTCCCAATAATACCTCTAAAGGTTGATTCTCATCGTTCATGGTTTTTCCTAATTTAAAGAATACATTAACAAAATTTGTAGTTTCTTGAATTGTAACTTTCTTTCTCTTGTATAAAATGGACAACTTGTTTGTATCCCGTTCTTCCCTGGAACAATATGAACCAGAGGTAGTTTATTACTGAGATTGATCGTTATTTTTCGGTTGACTGTTAATTTTATTAAGTATATTCTTGTTTGTTGGTATTTGAGCCTGATATGTTGACTTGATTCCTAGTACCTTAGCTTATGATCCTCGAAAGGAGTTGATTAAGGATTTTAAGGAAACCACTGATGAATTATTAAAATCGAATAATATTCTTAATTCGGAAGTGACCGATCTGAAAGTTAAACTCTCAGATTTGTCTCTTAATAATGATTCTTTAGTAGATTCTTTTAAATCTTTAACCTCTAA